TCATAATATGATTTCCACCCCATTCTTGAACATGAATCGGACATCCTTCCTGCCGTGCACTGTTGCATAATCGGCCAGCGAGTGCCAGAGGCCATCCGAGAACTCCGTCACCAAGCCTTCCATCTTCTCCAGTTCCTTGATGAACAGCTCCGTCTTAGTCCTGCGGTACTGCCTGTCCAGTATTGCCTCATCCAGGGCAGCAATCTCGTCCTTGCCCTTGATGTACCGTTGTGACAGCTGCTCGAAACGGGCTTTGTAGTTTTCCTGGTCCATAGCCCGCGAGGCATTCTCAGCTGTGAGCTGCTCCATCATCCTGACGATCTCGGCTCTTTCCTGCCGCAGCTTCGCCAGCTGTGTCTCTTCCTCGGCGGTACTGAAAACCTCATCACTGACTTCCTCAAAGGTCCTGATGATCCCATCCTTGTCGGTTATGAGCTTGTTCACCGCCCTGACGAACATGGTCTTGATGTCTTCCTCCTCGACCATCGGGCCGCTGCAGGGACTGCCCTTGCTCCTGTACTTGTGGTTGCACTGCCACACGACCTTGCGGTACTTGTCGTTCGAATGCCATACCTTGGGACCATAGAAGGCCCCGCACGTCCCGCACCGGATTCGGTTTGAGAACAGGTGGTCGCGCTTTCCCGATTCCACAAATTTGCTTCGGTTCGCTCTCTCCCTCTGTACCAGGTCGAAGATTTCAGCCGGGATGATGGCCTCATGGTTGCCCTCCACGTAGTACTGTGGAACCTCGCCCTTGTTGACCACCGCCTTCTTGGTGAGAAAGTCGGGGATGTAGTACTTCTGGAGCAGTGCATCCCCCTTGTACTTCTCGTTGGAGAGGATGCTGGCAATGGTTGAGTTGTGCCATCTGGTCTTTCCGCTGGTGGTCCTGATGCCTTCTGCGGTGAGCCTTGCTGCGATGGCGTTGAAGCTCATGCCCTGGAGGAACAGCGTGTAGATGTACCGTACCGTCTTCGCTTGCTCGGGATTCACCACCAGGTTCCCGTCCGGCCCCCTGTCATAGCCGAGGAAGCTGTTGAAGGGGACGGTGACCTGCCCGTCTGCAAAACGCTTGCGCCGTCCCCATTTCACATTCTCGGATATGGAGCGCGATTCCTCCTGTGCCAGTGAGCTCATGATGGTGATCAGCAGCTCCCCCTTGCTGTCAAACGTCCAAATACTTTCTTTCTCGAAAAATACCTCCACCTTGTTTTCCTTGAGGCTGCGGATGGTGGTGAGGCTGTCCACCGTGTTGCGTGCGAAGCGGCTGACGCTCTTGGTGACGATCAGGTCGATCTTACCTGCAAGGGCGTCCGCGACCATCTGCTTGAATCCCTCGCGCCTTGCCGTGCTGGTACCGCTGATTCCCTCGTCGGTGTAGATGCCGACGAACTCCCACTCTGCCTTGGATTTGATCATGGTGGTGTAGTAGTCGACCTGCGCCTCATAGGAGGTGAACTGGTCGTCCCTGTCGGTGGAGACGCGGGCGTAGCCTGCGACCTTCCTCTTGGCCATGGGCTGATCAGCCCCGTGTCCTGTTGCAAACTCCCGCACCGCCGGGATCACCCGTACCTCTCTCATTGCTTCACCTCGTTTGCTTGCATTCTTGCCAATTTTTCACGCCTCAAGGTCCATGCATCTTTTCTTGCCGTACTCTTCCAAGGCGAGTATAGGACACCACCTCCCTTGAGATGGAACTCAAGGCTCTGGGCATGGACCACGATATGGTCGACCAGAGCCTCGATCCATGCTGGGTCGAACTCTGCATCTCCGGTGGAGCCTGCCAGGGGCCCGAGCGATGAACAGCAAGCCTGGCGCAGGGCTCGTAACGGAAGGTTCTTTGCACTGCATGCCTTAATTCCATTGTTTCTCTTGTTCGAGCACCGATACTGGCCCATCTGGTATTCGGTGAGAGCTTCCTTGTCGGTACCGGTGCCGGGCGTATAGGTATAGGTTTGTCCGCAATTGCCGCATACCAGCTTGCCGGTGAAGCACGAGGATGCTCTCCATCTCACCGCACCGGACTTACGCCTGCGTTCCCGCTCTGCTTCCACCTTCTGGTGAAGCTTCTCATCGATGATCGGGGGGTGCGTTCCTTCAACCACGAAGCGGGGGAGCTGGCCGCGGTTTATCTTTTTCCGGTGCGTGATGTGGCTTTCCATATAGGTTCGCTGGAGGATGCTGAATCCGCGGTACTTCTCCTGCTCGAGGATCCTGAGGATGGATGACTTGCCGAAAGGCCGACCCCTTCGGTTGAGGATGCCGCGCTCAGCCAAGGCTTCGGAGATTTCAGTGAGCAGCATGCCGTCTGCGAATGCTTGATGCATGAAACGCACCGCCTCAGCTTCCTCCTCGATGATCTCGAAATGGTCGCAGTTCCAGCGGTAGCCGTAGATATTGTAGGCAGGGAACTCTCCCTGCTCGAATCTCTTTCGTATGCCCCACTTCACGTTCTCGCTGATCGAGAGGCTCTCCTCCTGAGCATAGGAGGCAAGGATCGAGAGCAGGAGTTCTCCGTCGGCTGAGAGCGAATCAAGGTTCTCTCGCTCGAAGCGCACCGAGACACCCAGATCCCTGAGTTTCCTGACCGTGTTCAGAAGGTCGACGGTATTGCGTGCGAAACGGCTGATGGACTTGGTGAGGATGACATCGACCAGGCCTTTCCGGCAGTCTGCGATGAGCCGTTGGAACTCACTCCGCTTCTTTGTTCCGGTTCCCGAGATGCCCGCATCGGCATACACCCCGCTGTACTCCCATGCCGGGTTCGCCTGGATGAGCATGCTGTAGTGGCTGACCTGGGCGGACAGGGATTCCATCAGCTCATCCGAGTCAACCGAGACGCGTGCATAGGCCGCCACCCTCAATCTGGAGGGAAGGGTGGGGACGGCATGTTCGATTCTCATTACCTTGGCCATGTGCATTCTCCTGCATAGCCGGTAAAGCTTGCTGCTTGTTTGTGATTCATATCTTTCCTCTGCATGAAGTTGTATTGTATCAATCACTCACATCGCATCTATAGTCAACCGAACTCGCAATACAATCCCCCCAATAGGGGCTTGTACCTTGCAAGCAAAAGCTCCCTTGCCTTGGAGAACTCAGCTTCGGTCAGAAGGCCTGCATGCAGCATGTTCTCAGCGAGGGAGAGTGATGCTTGATAGGCTGTTTCGGCCCTGAACTGCTCATCGTCCATCATCGGCATCCTGGTAGTAGCGGGATTTGATGTAGCACTGGTGGCTGCAGAACCTGCGCTTGGGATTTCCGTAGGCGGTGAAGGGTTTTCCGCAGGTGGGGCAGGTGAAGTGGTACAGGCTCTTGGACGATTGTTTGACCAGGAACTGGTGGGAGCTCCACCATTTCTGGCGGCAGGCGGCAGTACAGAAGATCCGCTTCTTGCGCTTGGCAACCTGGATGATCTCCTTGCCGCACTGCTTGCATGTACATTTGGCGGTATCAGCTGCAGTCGTCAGGAGTCCCTTCTTTGCAGCGCGAAGGCACAAGGTTTTGACGGTCCCCTCCTTAAGGGAGAGGCTGGCGGCAATATGGCTGTAGGTGCAGCCGAGGCGGCGCATCTCAAGGATTTGGGTTTTCTGGTTTTCTGTCATTTCGTCCTCCTGGATGAGGGCTCATTGATTTGTTCCTCAATGCTTTCCGTATGCGGATGGGGATTTGACCGATGGAAAATCAAATATTCTTGTAACAGAAACATGAATATCTCCAATGAATATCTCCAATAGCAATTATTTGTTGTAAGGGGATTGTCGATGGGATATGATGAACAGAAGACTGGACATACATTTGTGCTTGCAAGTATTTGAAAGAAGGCCTTTGATGAAAAAAAATATACCTGCATCGAGCTTCCTGCTCATGATCGTAATGGGGTTGTTTCTGGCCATGCTGATGTCCTGCACCGATGAGATCCCCGTATACACGGTACGTTTTAACAGCCAGGGTGGAAGTGCAATCGTAGAGATGACTGCCCTCAAAGGTTCAAAGATTGCTGAGCCCAAATCCCCTATAAAAGACAATTATGAGTTCGAAGGTTGGTACAAGGATAGTGGCTTAACATCAGCATGGAATTTTAATAGTGATATGGTCACTTCTGATATCACGCTGTATGCGAAGTGGGCAGACAAAACCTATACGATAACTTTTGATGCTCAAGGAGGTTACAATCTATCAGATTTGAGCATGGAAGTTGAGTATGGCGGCCAATATGGTCAGTTGCCAACAGTGGAAAAGGCAGGGCAAACTTTCAATGGCTGGTGGACGGGGGTTGGAGGAACAGGAGTGTTGATCATACCAAGCAGTCTGGTTCAGATTCAAACTTCACAAATTCTTTATGCTCATTGGATTGATGGCTATACAATATATTTTAGGGGTTGTGGAGGAAGTATTCCTAATCCTGAATACAAAGCTGTGAAATTTGGTGATAGGTATGGATCCCTTGCTGCTACTTCTAGGGTTGGTTATGTATTTGATGGTTGGTATACAGGAGTAGAGGGAACAGGAGATAAGATTACAGCTGATTCAGTGTTGGATATAGCTGAGAACAAGACTCTGTATGCAAACTGGGTGCCTGAAACATATATGGTAACGTTCGATGCCCAGGGAGGAGATACACCATCCCCAACAACGAAGAATGTAACGCATGCATCGACGTACGGGCCACTTGCTACGATTTCAAGAGAGGGCTACACATTTGACGGTTGGTGGACAGCTCCGGAAGGAGGGGGAAGCCAGATTACCGGCGACTCCACCGTAAGTATAACTGAAGAACAGACGCTGTATGCGAAGTGGGTAGCGAATGAATACACAGTAACATTTGATGCGCAAGGGGGAATCAACCTGAATCCGAGCATCAAGACCGTGAAGTATGATGATTCATATGGAGCGTTGGCTACGACCGTGAAGGTCGGTCATGCCCTTGGGGGATGGACAACCGGACCTAATGGGACCGGCTTGCAAATCACTTCGGGTTCAACCGTGGGGAATGCAGCGAACCATACACTATACGCCAAATGGGAGCCCAACACCCAAACGATCACCTTCGATGCCCAAGGGGGAACCAGTACTGATCCGCTTACCAAGGTAGTCACCTATGGGCAGGCCTATGGTGAACTTGCCAGCACAACACGTGAAAGTTACACGTTTGCAGGTTGGTGGACGGGTGAAGGCGGGAGTGGGACCCAAATAACAGAAGAATCAGTTTTTACCGGAACAACTGACCGAATCTTGTATGCGAAATGGTCATTTGATGTTTTTACTGGACCCGCCGGAGGCTTGGTGTTCTACGAGAACCCGAATTATGCAGCCGACGGTTGGAGGTATCTGGAGGCAGCCCCGTATGGATGGTATGACGGGGCGATTGATTCATACGGAGCTTACACTGGAGATGCTGATCCAGGCTTTCAATGGGGAGCGTATGGGTATGCAGTTGAGCCTTCTGCAAGAGCAACAGCGATAGGCTCGGGGGCAAGCAATACAGCGAATATTGTGAGTTATCATAATGTATTATGGACGTTGTATCCTGAGAAGGGGGATTACTACACCAATCCAATTGAATATAATACGTATAATGATGGGACGGTAGCAGCTAAGGTATGTGCCGAATATTCAGTGGAACATGAGGGAGAAACGTATGATGATTGGTTCCTGCCGAGCAAGGATGAGTTGGACCTCATGTATAGGAACCTGAAGATGCAGAATCTAGGGAGTTTTTCTGATTTCGACTACTGGAGTTCCTCGGAGTACTATGCAAGCTACGCGTGGGCCCAGAGCTTCAGCCTCGGGTATCAGTACGGCTGCAATTCGGACGCCGAAGACAGGGTCAGGCCTGTACGGGCTTTCTGATGAGCCATTTACCAATTTATCCATTCAACCATTGAAAGGGGGAGCAGGGGGATAAGCCCCCTGCTGAAGTTGGAATGGCGTTGCGGGGAGTGTATTAAAAGGGTGAAACAACATCATATTTTTTCTTGTATTCCAGGAGGCTTAAACGTCATCTGGATTCGATAATTCCAGGGATTCTCGTCACCCAATCCCATGCCTGTTCCCTTTCTCCCTGGCCTCAACAGCCCAGTTGATCGGCTCCAGCCCCTCAAGCCGGTTGTACTCGTCCCAGTACCTTCTGGCCCATGTGACCAGCAGCTTGGTTATCTCGCAGATGTAGGTCGTCCGCCTGAACTCGCCGAACTCCGAGTAGCAGCCCCCGATGCAGTACGAGCATGCGCTCTCCACCTCGCATGTCCTGCACTTCTCATCAAGTGAGCAATTGGAACGGTAGGCACCCTCTCGTACCTTCAGGAAGTTTTCCTTGTGCGTGAATCCCTCCTTTGCTGTTCCGACGATGAAACCTGCCTTGTCGACCTGGGTGTGGGGCAGCCATCTGATGCACGGGTAGATCCCCCCGTCCACCGAGAGGGCGGGCATGGCCCCGCTTCCGCAATGGCCGGTAGCGTCCCAATCGACCCCGGTAGACAGATGTGCGTAGCCGAACTGCTCCTTGCTGAGCATGCTCCAGAACAGGTCGCCGCGGTGCTCAAGCACATAGGCGGTGCATTTCTCCAGTTGCCTGTCCAGTTCCTCATAGTCGGCCTGGGTGCACCCTGTATCCTCCATGATGAAGTTCTGGTTGATGTACCGGATTCCAAGTTTCTCATGCAGATACACCAATGAATCGTACAGGTAGGGTATGCTCTGCCTGTTTGCGGTGGACTTGGTCTGCATCGACTGGATCGGGAAGGTCTTCTTATACCACGGCCAGTGGCGGATGATGCTTCCCATCGAACCGCTGCCGTCAGGGAACACCCGGTTCGCATCATGGATGGCGGGACAGCCGTCCAGTGATACGCCCACCAAGAGCATGTCCTTGTACTTCTCGCAGAACCGGCGGGCTTGTTCGGAGAAGAGCGTGCCGTTGGTGGAGATCGAGAAATGGAGCTTTCCCCGCCAGTTTTTGGCATTGGGGGTGTCGGTGGTCATCACCCTGGCAAGGGTGTACGAGCAGATCTCATCCAGGAACGGCACGTCCATGAAGCTGTCGCCCCCGATGAAGTCGACAACCAGCCCCTTCTGGTAGGCCTTGCGGAACACCGGATCCGGATCATCCAACAAGCCCGCAGGATCGGGATCGGACAGGATGTGGTCGATGAAGGCCCTGGCATCCGCCATCGAAAGCGTCCTTCTTCTCTTGTGCACCTCGTAGCAGTAGGTGCACCTCAGGTTGCAGTCCTCGGTGGTGTTCAGCGTCACGTTGAACAGGCCGGGTTCACGAAAGGGAACAAGCATGTCAGCCTCCGATGCGGGATGAGTTCGAACAGCCGCTCGAGCAGGAGTTCCTGCAAGCGCCCGAGCAGTTGACGTTGCAGCTTGCGTTGCAGTTGGTGCTGCAGGAGGTGCATCCCGAGCACGCACTTTGGCAGTTCCCGGAGCATCCGCCGCAGCCGCGGCAGCCTCCGCAACCGGTGCACCCGTGGCACGAAACACACCACAGGCCCCCCTTGCAGCTGTAGCAGTTGCCCGAGCAGCCGCTGCAGCCCGTACAGCCGCTGCACCCGGTGCACGAGCCGGTACACCCCCCGGTGCAGTTGTGGCAGCCGTTGTAGCAGGTGGAGGTGCAGGTGTTGCTGCAGTTGGCGCAGCCGCGCAGGTCGGTGATGTCCTGCCTGTACTGGTCGATTTGGCTCAGCAGGCTTGCGCTGATCAGGCTGCCGGCGGCGACCGATGCGATGGGGTAGGTGGTGTACAGAAGAGAACGCGTGTTGTTCTGCAGCGCATCCTTCATTGAGTTCATGTCCGCCGCCCTCATGGGCTGGCCTATGGCGAAGCCTGCCGGAGGGCTGAACACGTAGTAGTTGTCGTAGCGCTGGTAGCCGCCCGTGCGGAAGGCCTCCTGGATCGCCTCGAAGCGGCTGCGAATATCGTTGTAGGTACCCATCACGACCCCTCATGGGCGAAGCACTCGCCGTTGATCACCAACAGCTCCCCTTCGGGATAGCCGTAATGGCTGCGTACCCTTTTCTCCCAGGTGGCGTACAGGAACCTTCCCTCGGCCATCTCGTCGAAGACCGCCTTGAAGTAGGCGTAGACATCCCTGTCCTGCCCGAACCGGTAGGATGCGTACACATCCGCCTTCAGCGCGGTCTGTGCGGTGTTGATCTTGTCGACCGCCAGCTGCATGTCGGCGATCTCGCCGTCATCAAGCATGAAGGGCAGCCTCTTGAGCTGCCTTCCGCATTCATTGCATTGCATTCTTGAACCTCCTAGTTCCATATGGCCCCCCACACCTTGTTGGCGGTGCCCTGTGCATTCACGTTCCCGTTCAGGTTCCCCGTCACGTTGCCGGTGACGTTGCCCTCCACGCCCCCCTGCAGGTTCCCGTGGAAGGTGTCTGCATGGACATTCGCATAGGGCTTCGTGGAGACGCCGATGTCGTACCGGCCTGAGTCCTGGGGGTACAGGCTCTTGGTGTACGCCCCCTTGGCCTCGGCGATCACGGTGAAGGAGATCGAGAGGGCCGAGAAGAGGTCGTTGCTGCGGATGCGCGAGACCGCCCCCGTTGCGCTGGTGATGGTCAGGCTGGTCCCCGACCAGCTCACGATCGCGGGATCCGCCGCCGGTGCATCGGTGCTGTTGTAGATGCGGCTCCAGGCGATCGAGATGCTCTGGTACATGTCGAACGCCCCGGCTGCAACCTGCACGCCCGCCTTGAAGATGCCCGCGAACTTGTAGTAGAACGAGCCCAATGCCGAGGACAGGTTGGTCCCGTCGAAGATGAAGGAGCCTGCATACCAGTCCCTTGCCGTGGTATGGCTGCTGATCCTCCCCCCTTCGCCGTCAAGCAGGTTCACGCCCACGTCGTAGGCGCCGAGGCTGTAGGAAGCCGTCAGCGTACCGGCCGTATGGGAGGTGGGGCTTGCCGCTTCAAGGGTGAGCGCGCTGAGGTAGCCCGCGCTGTCGACGGCGTAGAACACCCGCTCCAGCGTGGTTCCCGCCGAGGCGGGGTTGGCCCCCGAATCCGCATACACCGCGCTTCCCGTCTTGGTGGGGGTGTATCCCAGCGAGCGCTTGGACCAGGTGAGCCCCCCGTCGCCCGAGGCATAATAGTAGGGGGTGGAATGCTCGTAGGCGATGAAGAAGCCCGAGCCCCAGGCGATGCCGCTTGGGCAGGTGCTTGCGATGGTGATCGCACTCCAGGTCTGCCCGTCGGTGCTCCGCCATACCGATGCCGAGGAAAGGGTGACGTAGCTGACCTGGATGTAGACGCCGTTCCCGAAGGCGATCCTTGAGTTCATGAAGTCGTTGCTGTAGGTGGGGAAGGGATGGGCGCAGGTGAAGGGCGCGGCAGTCCAGCCGGTGCCGTTCGCCGAGCGCTTCCAGTCCGAGGCACCGCCGCCCTGCACGTGGGCATGGAAGTAGCCGTTTGCAAAGAAGAGGTTGTCGTATGCCTCGCTTGATAGCTCGCTCCAGGAGGTGCCGTTCGCCCCTCCCGAGAGCAGGCGCTTCTGCACCGTCCCCGCGCAGATGGCGAGGAAGATGCCGTTTCCGAACGCAAGGCCCAGGGTGGAGGGATAGGTGGAGCTCAGCTCGTATTTCGCAGCAGCCGGTGCGTTGCCTATGGGCATCGAGTACAGGTAGTAGCCCAGGGCCGCCACCATGCGCCCGTTGCCGGAAGCCATGTGGGGCGTGGTGCCGAATGTGGATGCGACGCCCGCCACACGAGCCATAACCGCAGAGCCCGGATCCAGGAGCGTGCCGCCCAGGACCTGGCGCAGCTTCACCGTCCTGGCCTTGACGGTCGCCCAGTCGAGGCTGCGGCTCTCATAGTCGGTCCAGCCCGCGCCCCCGTCCAGGGAGTACTGCTTCTTGCCCGAAACCTGCGCCCCGGTGGAGGCGATCCCGGCCAGGCAGTTGGTGCCTGCGAGCTTCATCGCTGACTGCGTGCATGCAGGCAGGGCGGGAACGGTGAAGGCGGTGCCGGCATTTGCTGTGGTGACTTCCTGAGAGAGGAGGCTGCGGTCCTTGTCGCGCTCGGCAAGGCTTGTCACGTGCAGCACGTTGGAAAAGGCGGTGGATACGGAGCCGCCCTCGACCTTGGCTGCCGTGAACGATCCGCCCTTGTGCACCACCGCATTTGCAGCAATCCTGCCGATGATGTCGCCCATCACACTGCCCAGGTCCCAGTAGGGGGTGGGGGACAGGCTTCCGGTGAAGGTGTCGCCCGAGCGCTGCTCGTTGACGGTGCGGAGCACGTCGGCGTCCAGGCGCTCGATGCGCGTCTCGGAGAGGTCGGCGTTGCGGATGACCGTGCCGACGAACTCGCTGGTGCCGTCGCTGTTGATGATGAAGCCCGAGCTGCCGTCCCCGATGGCCGTCTTGCCCATCGAGCGGATGCGCCCCTCTCCGAAGATCTGCAGGTCGCGCGTGGAGATCACCTCGATGTTCGCGCTCTGCGCGTACAGGCTTCGGTAGTATGCGTACAGGGCCGTGGAGGTGGAGGGGATGTCGGCACCATGCAGGAGCACCGCGTTGCCGCATTTGCTCATCGCCTCGGGATGGGCCGGTGCATTCTGATCGGTGACCGGGACCCACACCCCGCCCTCGTACACCTGGGGGATGTAGTCGGACCCCTGCCTCAGTACATAGCAGTCCCCCTCGATCGCGTCGGTGATGGTCGAAGGCCCGTCCAGGATGCCGTAGCTTTTGGCGTACTCGGTAACGTCGGTCGAGGTGAGGGTGAGGGAGCGGGTGATGCTCTCCTGGATCGCCAGGCGCCAATAGGTCATGGTGCAGGTGACGTCGATGCTTGGGGGCGCCTGCTTCTTGGGGACGGTGAGGATCACCTGGTCCCCTGCATGCCCCACGCCGTTGACCAGCCACAGGTATGAGGGCTGGCCGTATCCGCGGCTGTCCGCGGTGAGGACCAGAAGCGAGCTCTCGACGCTGCGCTCGTTGCGCTCGTAGGTGCTGCGGTTCGCACGGGCCGTGAAGGACAGCGAATTGAGCAGCAGGGTGTGCGCACCATGGTCGGGGAACGGATTGCCGTAGGTGATGTGGGGGTTGGCCGCGGTGGAATCGCTCCAGGTGTACTCGGTGCGCGTCCAGTACATCAGCCCGTAGACCCAGGGCACGGGAAGCGAATCGACCCATACGGTGGAGGCGTCGGGAAGCATGTCCTCCCTGATCAGGGTGTACTGGGTCCGGGGGCTCGCAGTCAGGCCGTCGCTTCCCGGAACCCCGTCGGCGCCCTTGGGGCCCGTCTCGCCGTAGGAGACGAAGGAGGCGGCCAGCAGCTCGGCCTTGGAGGCATCGGCGTAGACCTGCACATCGAATGCACAAGCCGAGCTGTAGCTGTAGGTCCGCACCCCGCCGCCCATCGTCCCGCCGGCCCCGCTTGGCGCCCAGGTTGAGCCGTCCCAGCTTCTTGCCTGCACATGCACGGAGGCGGTGTGCAGGGCCCCGTTCTTGTACAGGGAGATGTCCAGGACGCCCCGGGGGGAGCCTGTCATCGACAGCTGCAGCTGGTAGGAGGGGGCGTCGCTGAGGGAGGTGAGTGTGTAGCTTGCGCTGGTGAACGGCATGGCGTCTCCTTGTGTTCAGCTGACCGAACAGAAATAGGTGGCCTTCACCGTCACATCGTCGTGCGAGACGGATATGGCCTTCTTGCGGGTGGCGGTGATCGAGCCGTGGGCCACCGCCGTGGGGGTGAACGCCACCGCCGTTCCGTCCTTGTCGGTCTTGGTCCAGGTGTAGGTGAGGCTCACCCCGGTCCCGTCGATCTCCTCGCCGTTCTGGTAGACGCGGCAGATGAGGGTGGTGGAGCCCGTGTTGTTCTTGAAGTAGCTTCCCGCGGTGGACTCGATGACCGCCTGGTAGGGGTCGGTGACGTCCAGGATCGAGACGGCCTCGGTGTCGTAGCTCTTGTTGTAGGTGTCCGATGTGGCGTCGGTGTCCAGGATCGAGCACTTGAACATGGCGAACGAGTCCACCATCGAGGCCGTCACGGCCAGCGTGGCAGAGGTGCCGGATGCAACGTTCTCCCAGACGGTCCCGTTGATGGATTTCTTCCACTGGTGGGAGAGGTTGGTCGTATCCTGGGTCGTGCCGCGGATGAGCTCCGCCTTGAGCGACAGGGAGGCGGGGTTGTGGTTCTTGAACTGGCTGCCCCCGGTGGCATAGGCGCGGGCGACCACGAACGAGGTGCCGTTCGCCACGCGGGAGAGGGTGATGACGATCTCCACGGGAAAGGCGAGGCCCAGCACCGCATCGGTGTAGGTGCCGCTGAACTGGTAGTCGATCTGCCACACGTCCGCGGTGAGCTTGTCCTCGCTCACCGTGAGGACCCCGGTGGTCGCGTTGATCGTCTCCCCGTTTGAGCCCGATGCCACGGCCGTCCAGGCGGTCGCCCCTGCGATGCGTCGCTTCCAGGTCTTGGCGGTCATGGTGGAGACCACGTCGGACCCCCCGGCCTTGCGCACCACGGGGGTGAGCTGCAGCGAGGTGGTTCCCGCCCACGAGGGGTTGAGGGTCTGGTTGGATGTATCGTACAGGCTGGTGAGGGGCAGGTTGCTGTCGATGCCGGTGATGAGGGATATGCCGTCGGTATAATCCATCAGGGTGAAACTGGCGCTTGTCTTTGCCATTGGTGATGCTCCTTTATGCTTCGAATCCGCCCAGGTCGATCTCGCAGAAGAAAACCGTACGCCCGGCGCAGTCGGTGCTCGTGATTTGGACGCTCTTGTGTCCGATCGCCTTGGACGAGGTGTCCCACCCCAGGTCGTCGGCGCTGTCGGTGCTGACCCGCTTCCAGCAGAAGCGCCAGGGGTCCAGGGAATCGGTGATCTCCTCGGTGTTGCGGTATACGCGGCAGGTGAGGGTGGTGTCGGCCCGGCCGGGGCGGAAGACCGAGCCGTTGGACGACTGGATGGACACGGTGAACGAGGATCCGTCCTCGCCCTTGGGGCCCTGCCTGCCTTCCGTGTCGTTCCTGCCCCGCCCCAGCACCTCTAGGTACGCCGGGACGGTGAGGTCGAAGGGCGAGACGCCCACCCCCTGGTAGGCGATCACCTCGCTCTCGTCGGTGAGGGTGCGCTCTGTCACCATGACCGCAACGTTCAGGCCGCTGAAGGCATCGTCGATGAGGCGCACGATTGCTCCGCAGCCCAGATCGGTCTTTGAGAAGAAGGTGTAAAGACTTCCTGCGTGGCGGTGGAACTGGCCCAGCAGGTTCGCGTGCGCCTGGGCGAGGGTGCGCTCGTGTACGAACAGCAGCTCCTCGGAGAGCAGGTTGTCCGAGCTCTCCCCCTCGTACACGCTGTCGGCCGTCCTGACGATGTTCACGTCGCGTTCGTAGATGATGTCGGCGTAGGCGTCGAGTCGGGTGATGTGGTAGGCCAGCGTCCCGCCGTTGTGCGCCTCCACCTTCAGGTACGGACCGCCCGCTGCAGTGATCGAGGCGGTGACATGGCCGCTTTCGGCGGCGAACTCGGTGCGGACATTGGAGACGGCGATGATCCTGCTCGATCCCACCAGCAGGATCTCGCTCTCCGCATTGCAGGCCTCGATGAGGGCGGGGGTGCGGAAGGTGTCGGCCTGGTTCTCCTCCCACGCCTGGGGGCTGTAGACCTCGGTCCCGTCGAATCGGTGGCCCGCCTGCAGTTCCATGAAGCAGTAGGGATGGCCCTCGCCGCGGCCTGTGGTGTTTCGGTACACCAGATAGTCGCTTGCCGTGCCCAGGCGGGTGAATGAGACGCGTGCGCTCCTGTACCGGCGGATCTTCTTGCTCAGCGTGACCGCCTTGCCGCCTACCACCGCAAGGTCGTCCTTGTCCAGGACGGGGATGTTTTCGGTGGAGGTGCAGTCCACCCTGAACAGCCTCAGGTGCCCCAACGCATCGAAGAAGTACACATGCCCCAGCTCGTAGACCAATTGGTCCAGCAGCTCGCGGCAGGTGGCCGATCCGTCGACGCTGCGGGTCACGGATTCTGAAAGGGACGGGCAGGAGGGGGAGATGGTGATCCCCGCCCTGGCGCAGATCGCACCTATCGCCTCGCTTGCACTGCAGTTGAACAGGTGCCGCCCGCTTTCGATGAAGGCCTTTCCCAACAGCCGCGTGCCGGTGTCCTCCAGGGTGATCGCGAGGGCCTGCTTGCCTGAGTGCGTGACCGTCCAGTTGTAGCTGGTGGACAGGTATCCGGTGAACAGCGTGGCTGTACCGTCCTTGAGGACCGCCTTCACGTCGCCCTCGGTGGCGATGATGTCCTCGATTGCGGGGCAGCTCTTTTCCAGGAGCAGGTCCACCTGGTTGGACGAGCTTTTCAGGCCGGCCAGCAGCTGCTGGTGGAAGGTGATCGTCCGTCGCACGATGTGCTCTTCGGTTATCGCCTGCACCGCAGGATGCCCCGCCTCCAGGTCGCCGCCCAGGAAGGTGAGGGTGAGATTCGGATTGTGCATGATGCCCATCTAGGTAACCCCGTAGTAGTCCAGCTGTTCGAACTCGCCTCGGATCATCCGGGCGAAGGCGCGCATGCCGTCGCTTCCGACGACCGGCGCCTGCTGGTAGATGTTGATCGTCACCTGCGTCGCCCCCTGGTAGCCCGCATTTCCCACCGCAGTGCTGGTGGAGACGGCCTCTGTTGCAATGCTTCCCTGGCCTGCGATCGAATCGATGCCGGCAAGCCTGTCCGCAAGGCCTGAGAAGGCATCGCTTGAGAACCCGCCGGGACTTGCCGCATAGCTTTTCTGACGGAACGGGTGGGCCAGGTTGTATGCCGCCGTTGCGATCACGGATCCGAGGTACTGCACCCAGCCGCCCAGCCAGGAGAAGAGGTCGGCCACGTACTGAAGCGGGCTCATGAGGATCGTGAAGGCCTTGGCCACCAGAATCAGGATGGGCGAGAGGGCGGTCAACACCCCGGCGAGGATCTGGAAGACCGGGGCGAGGCTTTGCAGGACCGGTCCCAGCACGGCCGTGAGGATGTTGCCGATCAGTGCGAAGGCTGCGGCCAGCACGTCCAAAACCGGCAGGAACAGGCCCGCCAGGGTGGTGCCGATCCAGGTGAACACGTCCACCAGCGGCTGGAAGACCGCGCCCAGGGCCGGCTGCATCACCGATACGAACCCCTCGATGATGGTGAGCAGGATCCCCAGCGGTGAGAGGGTGTTGAGGATGAGGTCGGCGACCGGGGCGATGGCGCCCACGATCGCAGTCACGCCTCCGAGCATCTCCTCGGCCGCCATGCCCATGATGCCCCCGCCTGCGTCCCCGAGCAGGCCTCCCAGCAGCGAATCCAGGCCTTCGCCGAATTTTCCCATCACCTGGTCCCCCATGCGGGTGTCGGTCTTTTTGGTGTTCTCTGCCGTCTCTGCCGAGGAGGATGCGGTGCCTTTCCCGCTTTGGGCGATTTGGGACAGCAGCTTGGTCTGGTTGGCCGCATCGGCCTTCTGGGCGATGGCCTCAAGGTCGGGGGCGACGATCTCGTCCAGCGCGGTCTTGAAACCGAGGCCGATGTCGCCGTACAGGGAAGAGACCATGTCTGCAGTGTTCAGCACCACCGTCTGGGCTGTATCGATTGCATCGGTCACCGCGTCGCGCAGCAGCGGTCCCAGGTTCTCGAAGCTGCGGTCGGCCCGGCCCTTGTACAGGACGGACTCCTGCCTGACCCCCTCGGCCCCCATGTCCAGGCTTGCCAGCTTGTCCCCCATGCCGAAGAGCTTTCCCGCCCAGGTGCCCTGGATCTTGTCCCCCGCCTTGTTGATCGCGTTCTGGACCGCACCCAGGATGGAGGCCTCGATGTTCAGGGCGATGTAGGTGATCCAGCTGATGACCCCGCCAACCACGCCTGAGAGCATCCGGGGGATGCTCTCGAACACCGCCTTGAGCATGGCGCTGATGACAATGCCGATGTTCTGGGCCGTGGTGGTGATGACCAGCTTGATCGAGTCCCACTCGAAGGTCTTCTTGAGCATCTCCCACACCGTGGAGAGGGCGAGCCTGAAGGCCTCGGGCAGGTTGTTCATCACCGCACCGACGTAGTTGATGAGGCCGGTGAGGTTGCCCTTGATGCCGCTGAAGGCCGCATCGAGGCCCCCCAGCCAGGGGCCGAAGTTGTAGTCGATGATGCCGCCCACCTGCTGGCGGATGTCCCCCCAGGTGTTTTTCATGTTCGTCAGGTGCTGTGCGGTGTCCCCGTCGGCCATCATGGCCGAGTACTCACCGAGCTTGTCGATGACCGCCTCGACCGCAGCCCCCTGGGCCAGCTCCTCCTTGGTCACCCCCTCAAGCTCTATGCCCAGCTTCCTAAGCTCCCCGGTCGCCCCGGTGTACGAATCCAGCAGGTTCATCATCGAGGCGTTCAGGTCCTTGCCGGTCACGTTGGACAGGTGCACCGCAGCCTTGCTGATGCTCTCGATCTCATCGGCGCTCTTGCCCAGGGCTGCAAGCTGGGCGACCATGGATTCGATGTCGCCTTTTCCGGCCAGCGTCTGGGTGCTCAGCCGCTCGACCGCGGCGGTGACCTTCGCGTACGAGGAGCTGTCCCCCAGGGCGAGTGCCAGCTGCCTGTAGGACCGCTCGGCTGCGGAGAACTCGGAGAAACAGCCTGCGACCGCATCGCCGAGCATCTTGGCCGAGGCGATGACGGCGGTCACCGAGAGGGCGGTCTTCAGCGCCCCTCCCAGCCTGTCGGCTGCACCCTTGAGGCCTGTGAGGTCGGCTGCCGCGGCCTTGACCGCGCCCCCGATGTCGTTCTGGCCCTTGATGATGACTTTCGCCTGTGCCGCCATGTGATCGCCCCCTTATGCAACAAGAAGGGCGCCGTCCGGGTGCCCTGGAATCAGTGTTTCTGTGTCAGTTTCCTGGCCTGCTCATGCAGGTGCCGCCGGTAGTTGAGCTGGATGAGCTTGAGGACCTGCATGGTCATGTACGGCTGGTCCATCAGGGACCCGGCGAACGGCAGGTGCCTGAAATCCCCGCTCTCCGAGTCGCAGCAGGGAAGGAAAATGTCGGTTATGTAGAAGAGCCAGTGGGCGTACTCGCTGTAGAGCTCTGCGCTTCTTCTCCCGTTGAAGACCTCGGTGCAGAGGGATGCGATCTGCCTGCGCTGTCCCTCCTGCGGGAAAAAAAAGCGGCATGGGTGTATTCGTTGACCACCCTCACCGTCAGGTCCAGCGACTCGAATACCAGCTCTGCCACCTCCTGGTTCTTCATCTTCTTCTGTGCGCTCTCATCCTCGTAGAAGTTGTGGTCCACCAGGATGGAGGGGAGCAGGTCGCGAAGCAGGCACAGCGTCTCGTTCTCCCCCTTCTCGGACGCTTCCTTCAACTTGAGCATCTCCAGGGTGGGAAGCTCCCTGAGCAGGATGAAGGCCTCGTCGTCCTTGGCCAGCCCCACCAGCGTCCCCAGCTCGATGCGCACCTTCTGGATGCACCTGTCATAGTTCTTGGTCTTGATGAACATCTTTCTCAACCTCCGTAGGGTGTTGAAATCTTGTCGGTGATCACGACGGTGATCGGTTCTTGTTCTCCCACGCTGAGTGCCTCGCCTGAGACCGTTGCGTTGAGGATGCCGGTGCCCCCGACGTTCGCATCGACCTCGCTGACCGCCACGTGCGGCAATTTGACGGCGATGGTGTGTCCGGCGGCAGGCGAGGAGAAGGTCAGCTCGACGGCTGCATGCCCCTCGCTGGTGAGGTAGGAGCTTTTCAGCTCCTCCACCTCGGCGCTGTAGGGGATCTCGAAGCTGATGGTCACGCCCCTCTTTCCGTGCTGGGGCCGGCCCGCATACAGGCCCGAGGCGTAGGTGCGCGGGGCGCTCTCCAGGGCGTTGTCGATCTTCAGCGACGCGCTTGCGATGTCGAAGGAGCTCCCGTCGACGCTGAAGGTTGCATTGGTGCAGCGGTAGGAGGGGATGGAAAAACCCTTCAGCTCGGCATTGATCGCCCCTGTCTCCTCCCTCGTCCCCTTGAGGTCTATGCTGCCCTTCACATAATCGCCCGCCGCGCAGTCCAGGCTCAGGGATCCGATCGTGCACCCTGCGTACCGCTTGACCGCGGCCTTGCGGTCCACCACGACCGTGATGCTGGGAAGGTCCTCGTTGACGTCGCACAGGCCCAGGGTGTGGGTGTACGTTTGCGTACTCTCGACCTGGGTGCAGGTGTCAACCCCTCCGAGGGCTGCGTGGAGGATGAGCCCCGCCGACTCGGGTCGGAGGATGAAGCTCACCGAGCCCTCCACCGTCACTGCAAGCAGGTCCCGGCTGGATGCGGTCTTGCTTCCCAGAAGCGTGCCCTCGTCGCCTTTCTCCACCGATGCCTTGATGCTTTCGCCGGTCATGTCGACCAGGGTGGTGGGTGCGGCTGCCTGGGCGAAGGAGCTTTCCTTGCCGATCTGCAGCCGCGACCCGGTTCCCGTGAAAAATGCCATATGCGTTTCCTCTCTTCTTGGTTAGAATTCCTTGGACCACTGCAAATCGATGCTCGCCTCGATGGCCGTGACCGTCGCGCCTGCAGTGACGGCGGGGTAGTAGTCCATGTCCGTGATGCGCGCATCCTCGATGAAGCCGCCCAGGGTGGGGTCGCCGCGCACCAGCAGGTACAGGGCGTTGTACAAGGCGAACACCCGCCGCACCAGGATCGCATTGGCAGCACCCTTGCAGAGGATGAACACGGTGGCCCGCATGGTGGCCAGGTCGCTTCCCATGCCCAGCGGCTCGAGGTTCTCGTAGTCGGGCTGGATGGAGAGCATCGTAGGGCGCCGCATCGAGTCCGCGTCGGGAAAATCGATCTCGACGTTCGCCTCGTCGAACTGCGCCGCCGATGCCCCTTCCTCAGGTTCCATCAGTGTAACCAGCGAGGTTGCGATCAGATCCTTCAGCCTTTCGAGCACCTGCATCTCCGTCTTCATCGCCTCTTCTCCTTCTCGATGCGCGCCACTTCCTTCTCGACCAGCTGGTCCAGCCTGGCCTTGAAGGCGGTGGTCCCCAGGTAGTGCTTCACCGGGGCGGCCACGAAGTCGCGTTCGGGAAGCTTCACCGAGTGGACCTTCACCCACTTGCCGTCCTTCTGGAAGGTCAGCCAGCCCCCGTCCCTTGCGGTGATCCGGGCCCCCTTGGCCAAGGCGTAGCCGTAGAAGACCTTGTTCTGCTCGGATGCGGCCTTGGCCTCCACGATGACGGCCTTGCCGCTGCGGATCACCCGGCGGCTGATGCTCTTGTACAGCGCCCCGCTTCCCTTGGAGAGCCCCCGGCTCTTGTAGGCCTTGCGCACCTGCGCCCGTGCAGCCGTCCCGATGCCTCCCAGGAGGCGCCGCATCACCTTGTCGCGGTTCGCCCCCAGGCCCTCGAGGAAGGACAGGGCTTCGCCCAGGTCGGTCTCGACCGATATGCTTTCGGTGCTGTACCTTTTTCGTCTTTCAAACATGTCAAAACCCCATGATGCGCAGGCTGTCCAATGGCTGGAGGTACTTGCGGTAGTTGCTGTAGTTGACGAACGTGCGGCTGTTGTCGGCAAAGCTCTTGCCCGTGAGCCCGATGTTCCCGCCCGTCTCGCTGAGCATGAGGGTTGCGATGCGCAGGATCGAGAGGGTGACGACCGGGGGCATCTGCTGCACTTCCCATCCTGCAGTCAGGCTCACGCGTATGTTGTCCTCCCCCCGGGGAAAGACGGTCAGGCCGTCGGCGAACCGGATGTGGTCGTCGCACGCCTCCACCTTCGAGGGGTCCACCAAGGCGGTCCCGATGACGAGCTTCTCAACCGAGACGATGTTGCGCACCGGCAGGTACAGGCGCCGCATGCCGGTCCCCGAAACGGCCAGGTCCGTGTAGGCTCCCAGGTTCGGGTCGAATCCCAGGTAGGAGACAACGATCTCCTCGGCTGCATTGAGGAAGGAGCCCTTGAGCAGCACGGCCTCGCTCGAGTCCTCGAAGTTGCCGCTGTAGGTGTTGAACATGGCGATGCTGGCGATCATGCGCTTCCTCCTCCATCAAAACGACGGGCACCCCGGCTCTCACCGGGATGCCCCCATGCAATCGGCAGACTTTGTTTGCAATCAGCCGGCCATGAGGCCTGCGGTCCTGAGGGCGGCAAGCAGCGTGTTGAAGTCTGCTGCAAGCTCTTCGATCGTCGCCGCAGTGCTGTCGGCCTGGCCTGCTGCGGGGGTGATCGTCCCTGCGCTCAGGCCCTCGATGACCGCCCCGGCCTCGATGGTGAGTTTCGAACCGGCGGCAAGGATCACCTCGCCGCCGATGACCGTCTTCTCCCCGCCCTGCTCCCTATGATTTTTGGTGTTGTATGACATCAATTGCCTCCCTTAGGCCTTCTGCACGAGGACCTTGACGGCCTCGCCAAGGATCAGGCGCCCGTCCACGCGCTGGCTTCCCAAAAAGCCCACCTGCCCGGTGGGGGCGAACAGCTCGCCCAGGCGCTTGAAGGTTCTTCCCTGGCGGTCGGCGATCCAGTAGTACGAGAAGTCCCCGAAGGCCAGCGTCTTGGCACCTGCTGCGATCTCGGGCATGTAGGCCGAGGTCTTCACCGGGCGGGAGAGGATGGTGTCGGGGGTGCCGGCGGTCAGCGAGGGCTGCCAGATGTACTGCCCGTTGCCGTCCTTGAGCTTTCTCAGCGCCTTGATCGTCGAGTCGTTGGTCAGCCACACCGCATTCTTGCGGTAGGGGGAGCGCAGCGCATGGTACAGGTCGATGACCTCGTCGCAGGTCAGAGCGGCGGCCGAGGCTGCGGTCACGCCCACCTGCGCACCCCCGCTGGAGGCCAGGATGCCCAGGGGCTTGCCCGATCCGTCCCCGGTGAAGAACGCCGCCTCCTCCTTGGCCCCGATGCGGCGTGCGAACTCGGTGGCGATGTAGCCCTCGATGTCGAACACGCTGTCGTTGATCAGCTCCTCGCTCACCTTGATGATCGTGCCCAGCTTGTAGGCGCTGATGCTCACCTGCCCGAAGGAGTCGTCGCTCTCGGGGTAGGCTCCCTCCTCGTCGATCCATGCCGCCTCGCCCTTGGATGCGGAGATCGGGATCTTTCGGTCGCCGCTGGCGGTCTGGATGATCCTGGCGATCGAGCGGAAGATGTTCTCCTCCTGAAGGGCCTCGATGAGGGTGTGCTCGAACTCGTCGGGCACCAGGTAGCCGCCCTCGCTGTCGGTTCCCACCTGCAAGGCGTTGCGCAGATCGGGTGCGTTCTCGCGCCGCCTCAGGTGGTTCCAGAACGCCTGCCTGTACTCGTCGCTTGCGCGGCCGCTCTTTTTCTCTGCCTTGGCTGCGGTCTCGGGGCGGCTGGTGATGGGGGAGCCGACGTGCGCGTTCAGCTCGCGCTCGTACGCCTCGATGCGCTCCTGCCGCTCGATCTCGGCCCCGAGGTCCACGATCTCGGCCTCCATCCGCTCGTAGGCGGCCCTGTCCTCTGCGCCCAGGATGCCCTTTTCGTTGCGTTTCGCATCCAGGAACGCCTTCGCCTGCTCCCAGGTCTTCGCGCGCTGGGCGCGCATGTCGTTGATCTTTCCCATTGTCTTGTCTCCTATTGGGGTTTGATGAGATTCAGTCGTTTCTCGAGCTCGCCAAGGGCGGTACTTCCTTCTTCAGCCGAAGGCGCTGCTTCTGTCTTGTGTGCGTATCTGGTTGTGATCTTGTTCATCAGCGAGAGCTCGGCCTTCCTGGCCGAGAACGAGTAGGAAGCATCGCCGGTGGTGTTCTTCTTTTCGTCCTCGAGCAGGCCGTCCGCGAAGCCCAGCTCGATTGCCTTCTTCGCGTTCATCCACGTCTCGCTGTCCATGAGGTGGCTGATCTTCGCCCTGCCCAGGTGCGTCTTGAGCTCGTAGGCGTTGATGATGCTCTCCTTCACCTCTTCCAGCATGCTGATCGCCTTCTGCATGTCGGCGTGGTTGCCGTAGGCGAGCGTCATGGGGTTGTGGATCATCATCAGGGCGGTGGGTGCCATGAGCACCCTGGTGCCCGCCATCGCGATGACCGAGGCCGCACTGGCTGCGATGCCGTCGATCTTGACGGTGACGTGCCCCGCATAGTCCATCAGCATCGAGTAGATGCGGCTGGCTGCGATGCAGTCGCCACCCGGCGAGTTGAGCCAGACCACCACCTCCCCGCTGTCGGCGAACAGCTCATCCTTGAACTGCTCGGCTGTGACATCGTCATCGAACCAGCTCTCCTCGGCTATCGTGCCCGACAGCTCAAGGATCCTGGGTCCCGACCCGTCTTCGCCCTGGTTTTTCCATTGCCAGAACTTCCTGTTCTTCATCGGCCTCCTCCTGGGATGTATCCGTGTTCTTGCCTGCGAATGCCCCGGCCTTCGAGAGGGGGAGCATGTTCCCGTTGACGAGGTAGAGGTTGCCCCCCTGCTCGTCTGCTATCCTGTCCATGTCCTCGAGCGTGCGTATGTCGTTTGCGCTCATCCACCCGTTCTGGCGTGCGGTGGCATACCCGCCCATGCGGCTCTGGTAGTCGCCCCGCAGCAGCCCCTCGACGTTGAAGCGGAAGAAGTGCGTCCGCTTCTCATCGGGTGCCAGAAGCGCACGCGAGAGCGACTGCTCCCAGCGGATCACCCAGGGGTCGAGGGTGTACTTGACGAACTCCAGCGACTGCTGCTCGATGTTGCTGAACGAGGATTTCTCCAGGTCCCCCACCATGTGCGGAGGGACGCGGAAGATGCGCGCGATCTCGTTGATCTGGAACTTGCGCGTCTGCAGGAACTGCGCCTGCTCGGGCGATATCGAGATGGGGGTGTACTTCATCCCCTCCTCGAGCACCGCAACCTTGTGCGAGTTGGCAGAGCCCCCGAACTGTCCCTGCCACGTCTCGCGCAGCCTCGTGGGGTCCTTGACCGTTCCCGGATGCTCGAGCACGCCGCTTGGGGCCGCACCGTTGGCGAAGAACTTCGCCCCGTACTCCTCGCAGGCGATCGCCATGCCGATGGCGTTCTTGGCCATCGCGATCGGCGAGTAGCCCACCAGCCCGTCGAAACCCAGGCCCGGGATGTGCAGCACCTCCGACGGGTCGAGCACCACCGAGGTTCCCTGCATGGTGGGGGCGTCCTCGGCGCTGGTGGTGTACTGGTAGTAGAGCCTTCCGTTCCTGTCGCGGTCGACCTGCATCCGGTTGGGCATCAGGGGGTAGAGCGCAGCCACCTGGCCCCTGCCGTTTCGGATGATCTGCGCATACGCGTTTCCCCACAGAAGCAGGTGGGTCATCAGCGTCTCGCGGAAGACGAAGCTGGTCATCTCGGGGTTCGGCTCTGCGTGCAGCAGGTTGTACAGCGGGTGCTCCTTGGCCTTGTGCTTGCTCGAGTCGTCGTCGTGGCGGTAGAGGTGCAGCGGCAGCCCCGCGATCGCCTCGGCGAGGATGCGCACGCAGGCATAGACTGCCGTCATCTGCATCGACGAGCGTTCGTTCACCGCCTTGCCGCTGGTGGAGCCCCCGAACAGGAAGCTGTACGAGGACCCGGCCGTCCTGTTCTGCGGCTTGCCGCGGATGGGGAAGAGAAGTTTGGTTATGATGTTCATGGATCTTCCTTGGGCAAAAAAAAGCACCTACCGAAGTAAGTGCTTCATGAGAAAATGATGATGATTGTTCAGTCTATTAGACCTGGTTCAGTGACTCGTACATCAGGGATGCGTATTTTCTTCTTCCGTTTCGTCGAGGAGGATCTGGTAGCCGGTTTCCTGTTCCACGAGATCTGCAAAGGCCTGCAGTACATGGTCGACTTCAGCCTTGGAACACATGGATTCAAGATTTATCCGACTAACAACGAAGGCGGCGTCGGGAACTTTCTTGACATACGGCTCACCCCCATTTCCTTTAAGGACTTGGCTAATCCTCATGATCTCTGCTTTCTCGTCTTGGATTACATCCGTCCCATCATACTCAAACCAGATTGCTCGCCTGTTTTTATTCCAGATGGCAAAGGAAAGCAACACGTATGATTCTGACTCCGCTGGGGTATTGAAGTCCTTCGTTTCTGGCGCGGAATCGACATTGGTGGTACCTAAGAATCCGTCATCCATGACCTGCACAATTGAGAAACAACTGTATTTAGTTTCGGTTGGAATGCCTGTGAAATAGTACATGTACATGTATGTCGGGAAATAATCCCAACTCCACATATCAGTCCCGATGTAGTCAGTGACATATCCCTCTTCCACTCCTTTACGTTTGGAAAGCGGGTCTGAGAACACTTGCTTCCCGGCATAGTCGACTGTTTTGATTCTTGTACGGATGTAATCAACCATCTCAACGATGCTGTGTTGTACTTCGTATGCAAGCCTGTAGGCTTTTCTGACATTCTGATACAGTTCCTTCCTGTCCATTCCATTACCTCCTGAAAATCAGGTTGCGATAGTCTCCAGTGATTTCTATCACATAGTCTGCAACCCAAGGTTTATCTTCGAGCCACTTGTAGCTTCTGAATCCGAACAGGTTGCATGCAAGCAGGAGGGAATCCACGACTCGCCGATCACTCCCCGTTAACCTTTTTCGCTTGTCGATGAGCACTGCATGCAGGCTGACCCAGGAGCATTTGACAACCGTCCGTTCATGCCCTATGAGCCCAATCGTTTGATTTTGTAGATTGTTGCCATTGCCTCCCAAGGAGATGAGGAATGCCGATCTGTCTGAAAGGCCATATTTGTTTTCATAGGCAATCAACTCACGTTCCCATTGGTCTTGGTCTTGGCCTGACGTATCAAACCGCTTGGCTTCCACAATCAAATCCGCCTTGGAGAAGCGTAGAAAAACATCCGGCTCTATGTATTGTTCATGGTCTGTCCCTTCGGCATTCCATTGTGGCCAGAATTCGTAATACTCAAGTACTCCCAAGTCCAAAGGCAGCACTTTCCTGTCATGGCAGGCTTTTCTCAGTACTTCCCACATCAATCGGTCAGGAAGATGCAGCAGTGCATCGAACATAGTACTGGTCCTGGGATCTTCCTTGGTGATGTCCTGGTTGTTTTTTCGCTTTATGCTATGAATCATGGCTAATATCATACCATGATATTTCTTGGAGCAGTGAATTATATGAAGAGGATTCCCCGGTTCTCGTAGACCGATTCGCGCAAGTCGTTGCCGCATCGGATCGCCCGGTCCAGGGCCATGATCGTGGCCACCGCCCCGTCGATCTTCTCGGTCGACTTCTGCTTGTCGGGCTTGATGTTCCCCGCCGGGTCGGTTCGGATGAAGATGTTGTCCATCATCCACCTGAGGACCGGGTGGCCCCCGTGTGCGATGCCCCTGCCCAGGACAAGTTTCATCAGCTCCTTGGTCGGGGGGCTCATGTCCTTGAAGCCCTGGCCGAAGGGCACCACCGTGCAGCCCATGCCCTCCAGGTTCTGCACCATCTGCACGGCCCCCCAGCGGTCGAACGCGATCTCGCGGATGTTGTACTTCTTGCCGAGTTCGCCGATGAACTGCTCGATGAAGCCGTAGTGGACCACGTTGCCCTCGGTGGTCTGGATGTGGCCCGACCGCTCCCAGACGTCGTAGGGCACGTGGTCGCGCCGAACGCGAAGCTGGAGGCTTTCCTCGGGGATCCAGAACCAGGGAAGGACCACATACCTGTCATCCTCGTCGCGGGGAGGGAACACCAATACGAAGGCTGTGATGTCGGTGGTGGAGGAGAGGTCCAGCCCCCCGTAGCAGACCCTGCCTTCAAGCTCCTCGGCATCGACGGGGAAGTTGCACAGGTCCCATTTCTCCATCGGCATCCAGCGGATGGCCTGCTTGACCCATTGGTTGAGCCTGAGCTGGCGGAACACGTTCTCCTCGCCCGGGTTCTGCCTGGCGCTTTCGCAGGCCGCCTTCACCTTCTCAAGGGTGATGGTCTCACCGAGGGAGGGATTGGCCTTCCTCCAGGTTGCAGGATCGGTCCAGTCGTCGTTCTCCTCCGAGCCGTAGATGACCGGGTAGAAGGTCTTGTCGTGTTTTCTTCCCTCAAGGATGTCCTTGGCCTTCTGGTGCTGCTCGTAGCAGATCGAGTGCTGGTCGGTGCCGGCTGTGGTGATCAGGAAGAACAGCGGCTGGGCCCTGGCATCGCCCGAGCCCTTGGTCATGACATCGAAGAGCTTTCGGTTGGGCTGGGTGTGCAGCTCGTCGAAGACGACCCCGTGGATGTTGAACCCGTGCTTGGAGTAGGCCTCGGCGGAGAGCACCTGGTAGAAGCTGTTGGTCGGCAGGTACACGATGCGCTTGGTGGCGGAGAGGATCTTCACGCGCCGGTTCAGCGAGGGGCACATGCGCACCATGTCGGCTGCCACCTCGAAGACGATGGAGGCCTGCTGGCGGTCGGCGGCGCACCCGTACACCTCGGCGCGCTCCTCGTGGTCGCCGCAGGTCAGCAGCAGCGCGACCGCGGCCGCGAGCTCGCTCTTGCCGTTCTTCTTGGGGATCTCGATGTAGGCGGTGTTGAACTGCCGCCACCCGTCACCCTTGACGATGCCGAACAGGTCGCGGATGATCCGCTCCTGCCAGCCAAGCAGCTTGAAGGGCTTTCCCGCCCACACGCCCTTGGTGTGGCAGAGGCATTCTATGAATCCCACCGCCCGGTCGGCCTTGGTCTCGTCGTAGGTCGAGTCCCCTGCCATGAAGGGCGTGGGAGTGTGCTTCTTCGGTTTCGCCATGTTCCTCCCATCCCCCCGGGCAAAGAAAAAGGACCCGGTCAGGGTCCTTGCAGGCGGCGGGTGCCTGCTGTCAGTTGTATGTCTTTTTCAGGCTTTCGAGGGCCTGTTTGGTATCCGGGTCGCGGGGCCTGACGTCCCAGCCGCGGTCGTAGTTGCAGACGATTTTGCCGTCGCGCTTGAGCATCAGCTTGGAGATCCTCCCCTCGTCGATGCCGTAGTCAGAACCCTCGCCGTACACCTTGATGCAGTACCTGAAAACGCTCGCCCCGATCTCCAAAGTTCCTTCTTTCCACATGTCCTTGCCTCCGTGTCCGTTTTGTTGGTGTATATATGCCTCAAATCGGAAACTATAGCAACTCATTGCAGGCAAATAAGTTAAAGATATACACAGTTGATTTTTGGATTCGGTGCGGCTGGCGGTGAAGGCTCCTGTCAGCATTCTCCGGTGAGGATGAAGTGCACGTATTCTCCTGCATCAGTCTCTTCGAGGTAGGCTGCGAGTTCTGAGAATCCCATGTGCGAGGCGATCCACTGGACCGCCCCCGTGTTAAGCATATTCGTCAGCTTGCTGTCGCGGACCTTGAGAATCTGGTACTTGATCTGCTCAGTCATCGCCGGCCCCCATCGATTCCATCACCGCCTGCTTGAGCACGTTCTCGTCGAAGCCGCAGTCGCGGTAGCCTTCGAGGATGGTGGTGTAGTAATGCACATCGGGCATCGCAAGCGGCGGCCCCTCGTTCATGACGTAGGCCATCGCAAAGAGCTCATCCCCGTCAAGGTTCACCGCCAGCCTCTTCTTGCGGTACAGGTGCGGGTGGCCCTCGTAGCGGTCCAGTGATTTCTCGCACTTCTCGGTGATCTCCCACAGGAGCACCGGGACGCTTGAGCCCCGCTTTCTCTCGATGGTTGCCACACCGCTGTGCCGGTCGCCTCGGAACAGCAGGCGGTAATCGCGCAGGGTGGTGCTTCCGATGACCGCCGCATCGGGGCAGCGCCTCCCCATCCGCTCGAGGTTCAGGTTGCTCCCGTAGGCAAGGTATACTTTCTTCATCGCTACAATCTCCTTCGATTGGTTTTCCACCACCCAAAGGGCGGTCGTCCCGCCGTCTTTCTCTCGTGAAAGCCCCGTCATCCCGATCCCGATCCCGAACCGTGTCGCCTTGTCCATGCCGCCTGTCTCTCTTTGGCGTGTTTTTCTTCGTACTGTAGTAATCACTCAAAGCGGGATGGATGGCAAGTGTATATATGAAAATAAGATATTCTATTTTTTTATGATAAACAGATCGAATTCTTGTTGCCTTTTTTTGAGGCTTGCCTGACAATGCATGAGGCTTCCGACCGGGATGCCAACAATGAGACAACCAAGGAGAAACACATGGGCGACACCGATCAAATATTTGCGATGTACGCACAACCCGTTCCCAGGACGCTGGACGGCATCGACATGAAAACCTTCCAGCTTCTGATGGGCTGCGGCGCGATAGACACGGTCAATCCGTCGCTTACCGTGCTGGGCCTTGGTGCGACGGGGAAGCCGTACGAGGCCGGCCTCCTCGTCCTGGAGCTCAGCCCGCGCTCCCGGCGCGTGGCGGAGGCGGGGAAGGCCGCCCTGGGTGACCTTCCGAGCTTCGGGATGGACCTCAAGCCGCTGTTCGCCCTGATGGGACCGGCCTGTCCGTCCCTGCTGCTCTCGCCTGTGATGCTGCCGCCGATGATCGTCCAGAAGCTGTATCACCTGTACTTCAGGTCCCGAGACGACGGCTTTCGGCTCCTTGAGGGAGTCAGGAACTGTCCCAACGACCCCTTCAAGCGGGTGAGGAGAGAAATGAGAGCCAAACATGCGGCCTCCGGAGTTTTGGAGGACCGAAGGCTTACCGGCGGGGAAGCTGCTGAACTGGCATCGCTGTTGCTCAAGCCCAAAACCGTCGATGGGGAATGGAAGGCCTTCATTCTTGCCTGGGACGAGGCCTGCAGCTCAGCCCTCGAAGCAGATCCCTCGGCCGATGTGATGAGCCTGAAGCAATTCCTTTCGGTCTATGCAGGGCTTCAGGCAACCTGCCGCCTCAAATGGTGAACGGGCGCTGGAATTTCTGGTTGCAGGGGATCTGCTCGCCCGGTCGTTTGACGAGGTCGATGCCCGGCACCACGCCCAGCGTCGAGCCGGTCTCCCAGGCAACATGCATGGTTCCGATGTCGTCGATATGGAGTACAACCCCTTTCGTCCCTTTCGGCGGTGCCTGTACGTCATCCATGCTCACCAGCTCGACCATGCACCCCTCGGGGTACTGTTTCCTGAGGACCTCGATGCGTTTTTTGCCCATCTCATCCATGGCTCTTCCTCCCGTCAGTATGCATTGATCGCTCACCTTCGCATGAATAGCAAGCCCCTTTCCCTAGGGCTGTGCCAACGCATCCAGGATGAGGTGCATCCGCCGTTGGTACTGGTCGTATTGGTGGGCAAAAAGCGGCAGCTCGTTCTCCCCATAGTCCAGCAGCCTGTCGGCATCCTCTTCGGTGATGCAGTACAAGCCGTTTTGGTAGGTCCAGTTCAGCTCGGGAAAGGCTGGGATGACCGGGGCCTCGGGTGCCATCGATACCAGGACTTCCCTGTATGGGTCATCGGCCGGTACGGTCGGCACGCTCGTGCAGGCGGTTGAGACGATCAAGACGGCCGGCAACATCACCGCTTTGAGGAGGTTCGATCTTTTCAGGCGGCGCCTCTTGGGTGATGGCGGTGATTTTCTGCTGTATCTCATTGATCGTCCCCAATTCCTTGTCTTTCCGCTTTGCCGCATCCTCGGCCTTCCTCGCATCCTGCCTGAGGCTCTTGGCCTTGGATGCCTGCAGCCGTGTTATGCCCAGCAACCCCAGGATGATGAGGATCAGCATCTGCATGATTTCATTCATCGGCTTTCCTCTCCATGAATTTCCTTACGAGCGGCTTCCAGAACGCCATGCAGGCGGGAAGCTGCAGCAGGTAGATCGCCACCGTGTACAGGACCACCAGGTAGGGTGTGCTGTTCAGGTCCCCGACCGGCGTTGATGCCGGTGCGACCCGGTAGGTCACGAACGCGAACAATGCAGAGCAGGCGAGGGCGACGGCCTTGATCTCGTTCTCGGTTGCCCTGTCTCTGCGTAGGCTCTTCTTGTACAGCTCCATCGCCAGGCCCAGGAATGCGGCGAAGGCGAGCAGTATGGCACTGAGGGTCATGTCTTCTCTCCCTTGCCGCCGAGCAGCGACAGGAAGTACTCGTCCATTTTCGCTTCCTGCTGTTCGCTCTCGCCGTTGATCTCATGGGTCCTCAGCGACTTGAAGATGACCTTGTCGTTCTCCAGTGCCATGACCAGTCCCACCTGGACCCTGGTGATGGTGGCCTTGATCTCCCTCAGGTCCTTCGCATAGCCGAGGCGGTCGTCGCTCCGCTTCGCCATGCGGTTGAGCAGCCACAATACGACGCCCCCCGATCCGAACAGGCACACCGAGATCGTTGCGGCCAGGGTGATCTCATCCATCCTGTGCCTCCGATGAGGCGACTTCATCGTAGCTGTAATCCAACCCGTCGCGCTGGACGGTCACCCCGGCTGAGGATCCGACAAGCTCGATGTAGCGCCTGACGATCACATCGCAGTACTTCTCGTCCAGCTCGATGGTGCAGCATGACCGCTCGGTCTGCTCGCAGGCGACCAGGGTGCTGCCGCTGCCGCCGAACGGATCGAGCACCAGCGTGTTGCTCATCGACGAGTTCATGATCGGGTAGGCCAGGAGGGCCACCGGCTTCATGGTCGGATGCTCGCCGTTCTTCCTGGGCTTGTCGAATTCCCAGATGGTCGATTCCTTGCGCCCGGTGTACCACAGGTGCTTGCCCTTCTTCTTCCATCCGAAGAGCACCGGCTCGTGCTGCCACTGGTAGGGCGAGCGGCCGAGCACCAGCGACTGCTTCTTCCAGATGCAGGTGCCCGACAGGTAGAAACCAGCCTCGCTGAATGCCTTGCGGAAGTTCAGACCCTCGGTGTCTGCATGGAACACATAGATGGAGGCGTCGTCGGCCATATGCTCTGCCATGTTGGTGAAGGCATCGAGCAGGAACTGCAAGAACGCATCATTGGCCATGTTGTCGTTCTTGATCTTGCCGGCCGAGCCCTCGTAGTTGACGTTGTACGGCGGATCGGTGACCACCAGGTTCGCCTTGGAGCCCGCCATCAAGAGCTCGAATGTCTCGGCCTTGGTGCTGTCGCCGCACACCAGCCGGTGCCTTCCCAGCTTCCACAGGTCCCCGCTCCTGGTGATTGCGGGCTTCTCGAGCTCCGCTTCCACGTCGAAGTCGTCGTCATGCACGCCCTCGGCAAGCGAGTCCTTGAACAGGTCGTCGATCTCGGCCGGGTCGAAGCCGGTCAGCGATACGTCGAAGTCCTGCCCCTGCAGCTCGGTGATGAGAAGGGCCAGCTTGTCCTTGTCCCATTCGCCGCTGATCTTGTTCATGGCGATGTTGAGGGCCTTCTCCTTGTCGGTGTCCAATTCGACGAGGATGCAGTCCTCCTCCTCGACTCCCATATCCTTGAGTACGTTCAGCCTCTGGTGGCCCGAGATGACGGTATTGTTGTTTGCTGCGTTGACCACGATGAGCTCGACGTAGCCGAATTGCTCCAGTGATCGCTTCAGCTTCTCATATTCGGGATCCCCGCTCTTGAGGGCCTTGCGCGGGTTGTATTTCGCCGGATTCAGATCCGACAGTCGCATCTTCTGTATTCTCATGGTGTGTTTCCTCTCAGTTGCGGATTCCCAGTTCTTTCTTGAGCGCCTCCATATAGCGCTCGCTTGTCTGCTCCCATGCAAACAGCGCATTGCCGAAATGGCCGTAGCAGGAGGTGAGGTTGTAGATCGGGCTGCGAAGCCCCAGCTCCTCGATGATGTCCCCCGGCTTGAGGCTGAAAACACTGCGCACTGCTTCGGAAATCTTGTGGTCATCAACCTTCCCGGTTGCGAAGGTGTGTACATCGACGGCCACAGGTTCGGCCTTCCCGATGGCATACGAGATTGCCACCCCGCAGCGCTTGGCAAGGCCGGCCGCCACGATGTTCTTTGCGATCATGCGCGCCATGTAGGCTCCGCTGCGGTCCACCTTGGTCGCATCCTTGCCGCTGAAGGCACCCCCTCCGTGCAATGCCAGGCCCCCGTAGGTGTCCACCAT